CCTATTTAAAAAAGGAGGAAAAATAAAATGAAACCTAAAGTCAATATTAAATCTAATTTTTCTAAAACTATCGTGGAAAGGGTATTTGATGAGGCTACATTTATATTAAAATATAATGCAACCCTAAAGATTACTGCTTTAAAATTTAAAGTTTCTATAACTACTGTTTGGCGGGATATGAGAAAAAGGCTACTACGCATAAACCCGGGCCGATATGAAGATGTAGATTATTTTATCGATTCCCATAAAAGAAGGCGATTAAATGGATAAATTAAGTCATCTAAAAAAGAGAAAATGGCTCAAAAATAGGCGGAGAGAAAAAGATATAAAAAAACAGCATAATTATGAAGCAAAAACCCATAAGGGAACCAGTAAATTTGATCTTCAAGAAAATATTAGAAGAGCTGAAAGAGAGAAAAAAGAAGAAAAACTAAAGATAAAAAAGATGGAGGGAATGTTTAAATGAATAGTCAAAGTATAGAAATTCTTTATGGAATATTGAACTATAATGAGACTCACGATAATTATGATAAACGTTTAGTTATTATTGCACCAAAAGAAGCTATAACAGGTAGGGGTAGTAAACCTGGAGTATTTATATCATTTGATAATTTAACATATGGAGATTTCTTTGAAATTTATAGATATAAGAAAAGCCTGGAAGAAAGCGAAAATAAAAAAAGGAAGTGATTGAATGAGTTTGAGATGGGGAAACGAAAAAATTAAGGGATTTAGCAGCCCGGTTAAAAAAGCAGAAGAAATTAACGATTGGGCCTGGTGGGCGCTTTTTGTGGCAGTAATAATTATGGAAGTTATATCGATATTAAAAATGTCAGGGAAGATATGAAAAGAAAACTAAGGTTTAAATTTAAGATAAGTGAAAATGACATAAAACTGCAAGTAAAGCAATATCTATTACTTAAAGGATATTTTCATTTTCCTATATTACAAGGATTGGGAGCTTATAAGGGGATCCCTGATATTATTGCCATTAAAAATAACAGGGTGCTATTTTTGGAAATAAAAAAACCATTAGGCGGAAAACAAAGTGATTACCAGAAGCAATTTCAAGCGGATATAGAAGGGCAAGGCGGGGAATATTATATTATTAAATGTTTAGAAGATTTGATAAAAATCATAGGATAATTGACTATAATAAAGCGGTTGGTATAATATGAAAAGGATAAAAGTAAAATGTGCAAGGTGCGGTAAAAGTCTTTTTTTTCTATTACCGGGATGCACCAGAAATGGGATTGCCAAGATAGAAATGAAATGTCCAAAAAACCGTTGCGGAGCAATAAACATAATTGATTATCAGAATCCAAATAAATTAAAAGTAACTTTAAAGGAAGAATAAAGGAGAAATATGAAAAAATTAAAATGGCATACCGAACAGCGAATAATTAATGGGCTAATTCCCTATAAAGAAAATCCCAGAACAATGACAGAAAAGCAAAAGAGTGATCTAGAGGAAAGTTTAAAAAGATTTAACCTTATGTCTATCCCGGTAATTAATACTGATAATACTATCATATCAGGCCACCAACGAATGAAGATATTACAGCTATTAGGCCGGGGTAACGAGGAAATTGATGTAAGGGTTCCGAATAGAAAACTGACCAAAAAGGAATTAAAAGAAGCAAATTTAAGGGAAAATAAAAATTTAGGTGGCTGGGACTGGGATATACTGGTCGATTTCGATGAGGAATTATTATTAGATGTGGGATTTACCGAAGAGGAATTGGAAGATACAACATTTGAGGCTACAGAGGACTTGGAAAAAGAGGAAGATATAAGGGAATATAAAAGGGTCCATATATTAATTTCCGTAGACGTAGATTCGTATGATGAGATAAATCAGGAATTAGAAATAATAAAAAATAGAATAAGAGGAAAAGGTGAATATGAACAGACGGCAAATTAAAACAGATAATTCATATCTGAAAACTAAAATAAATTTAAGAATGAATCATTTACCGGATAAAAAAAACATAAAAGTGCTTGATTGCTTTGCTGGGAGATCAAGAATATGGGAAAAAATAAAGAAAAGATCATTTAAAAATATAAATGTAGTGGGGATTGATAGGATATCTTACGGTAGCACATTAAAAGGCGATAATGTAAAATATCTCAAGGGAATGGATTTAGATAAATATGATATAATAGACCTGGACGCTTATGGAATTCCCTTTAAACAATTGGAAATAATATTCAAAAAAAAATACAGGGGAATATTATTTGTAACCTTCATTCAAAGCATATTCGGCAGATTACCTGTAAGAATGTTAGAAAAAATAGGATATACAAGAAAGATGATCAAGAAATGCCCTACATTATTTAACCGAAACGGTATAGGAAAATTTAAGCAGTATCTTGCAATGAATGGGGTAAAAAGAATAATAATAATCAATAAAAATAATAAAAAATATCTCTATATACCATCTGTAACCCTTGCGAGATAAGACTTTCCGTGATATAATAATAAAAAAGAAGGTTAAAATATGAGTGATATAATATATATACCGAGAGGGAAAGCAAGGGAATACAGCCCTTATTCCTTAAATATTTATAATGGATGTGACCATAATTGCAAATACTGCTATGTAAAAACAATGCCATATTACAAAAAAGTATCTAATGAGGAAATAAGACCGCGAAAGAATATATTAGAAAAATTAGAGAAACAATTAAAAAAACAAGAAATAACCGAACAGGTACTCTTATGCTTTGTGGGCGATCCCTACTGTAAGGCCGACACAGAATACAAAACAACGAGGGAAATATTAAAGATATTATTAAAATATGATATACCGACTGCAATACTATCCAAAGGCGGTAAAAGAATTTTAAGGGATCTAGATTTATTTAAACAATTCAAAAAAATTAAGATTGGTGCAAGTCTAACCTTAATAAATCCTAAAGATAGCCTATATTACGAACCTGGGGCGTCTCTACCTTCTGAAAGAATGGAAACCCTAAGGATTATACACGAAGAAAATATAAAGACCTGGGTAAGCTTTGAACCGGTAATAAAGCCTAAAATTACCTTAGAATTACTGGAATTAACCAAAGGATATATTGATCAATACAAAGTAGGCAAAATGAATCACTATCAACTACCATATCAAATAGACTGGCGCGGCTTTGGTAATACAATAATAAAAAGATTAATTGAATTTAAAGCAAATTTCTATATCAAAAAAGATTTATATAAATATATGAATATGAAATTGGATAATAGTTATATTGACCAGGACTATTTAACGCTTAGAAAACCTAGAATAAAAATAATGCCGGAAGAAACAAAGGTATTACAGCCTACATTATTTTAAAATGGGGGTAAAAAATGAGAAATATGAAAGTAAGTTTTTGTAATATAAAAGATATGGAGAAACAAGATAAGCAAAAATTCGAAGATATCCTTAAAGTATTATCTATAGAATTTAATAAAATAATTAATGGGAGCAAAACAGGAAAAATAACAATTTTAGGTATCGATTTAGAAAATGAAATAATGGAAACATTTGATTCGCAATATGATATTCCTAATGGAGTGAAAACTCTTAAAATTCGTTACATTTAATAGACAATTTCAACGGTTAATAGATAAGACAAAATTAGAATTTAATAAATAATAAGATTTTAAACAATTAAATATTATAGAGCTCCATTTATAGAGGGCCATTTAAAGAAGCAATAGCTTCTTAGGTGGCCCTTTTTTTATTTTGAAAGGTAGGGAAAAAATTGAAATTAGCATTTTTCGGTAGCCGATCATTAAAAGCGAGAAAAAAAGAAGTATTAAAAATAATAGAAATGGAGATTAAAAAACACGACCCGGGAATGGTTATAACTTCCGGAGCCCCTGATGGTGTATGTAAATTAGTAAAATATTATTGTATAAATAATGGAATTACGTTGAAGCTATATAATTTAGATTTTAAGAGACATGCTAGGGGAGCATTCCAACACAGAAGCATATCAACGATAGAGGATTCCGATTATGTTATTTTAATACACGATGGAAAAAGTAAAGGAACAAAGAATGAATTTAACCTAGTGAGAAGATTCGGTAAGTTATATACTTATCACTTGATAAAGATACAGAAAGAAAATACCGATGTAGATATTGACCAATTCGACATAGGAAATAACCTAAATGAATTAAATAATATGGAAGAAGTTTTAAATATATGAAAGAAAAACTTAAACATATCGAAGCCTTTGAATATTTTTATAGTATGGGCGGAGCGGCCATCATTAAAAATTGCAGAAAAGTTGCATTAAAATTTCATATATCCGAGAGAACTTTTTGGAACTGGTATAAAAAATTTAACTGGAAAGAAAGGGTGGATCAAAGGAATATTGAAAACGCTAAATCTCTTGGAAAGAAAACCGACAAAGCGGTGGTTAATACAAAGGCTAATTACCGGGCCGAAATTAAGACTCAATTGAATATATTAAAGGCAATCCTAAATAATGTTATTAAAGAAATTAAAGCACACAATATAATCGATGTGAATAATACGGGCCAATTAAAGGATATAGTTAATTGTTATGAAAAACTAGGTAAGCTCGACCTGCTTATGATGGGGGAGGCGGACGAAACAAAAGATTTGAATATTAAAGTGGAATTTACCGAATGAATGTTAATATACAAATTTCTAAAAAAATATTTAATAAAGTTTATATCCCATACCTGGATAATAATACCAGGACACAAATATTTTTCGGTGGATCTTCTGCTGGAAAATCTGTATTTATTTCTCAAAGGTGTGTAATTGACCTTTTAGAAGGTGGCAGGAATTATCTTGTAATAAGAAATACGGCCAATACCTTGCGAACATCGGTATTTAATGAAATTAGGAAAGTTATATTAGAATTTAATTTAGAAAAATTATTCAAAATTAACAAAACAGAAATGACCATAACCTGTATTACCGGATATCAAATTCTTTTCAGGGGGCTAGATGATGCTGAAAAACTTAAATCAATAATACCGGAAAAAGGCGTTATTACCGATATCATAGTGGAAGAAGCAACCGAGACAAAAAGAGATGATATTAAACAATTATATAAAAGATTAAGAGGTAAATCTAAAGTATTAAAACGTATGACTCTATGTTTCAATCCTATTATCCGGAGCCACTGGATATTTAAAGAATACTTCCAAAACTGGATAGAAGGGGAATTTGAATATCATGATGAAAGGTTATCGATTCTAAAAACAACCTATAAGGATAATAAATTCCTAGAACAAGACGATATAGACGAATTAGAAAATGAGCAAGATCCATATTATAGAGAAGTTTATACCTTAGGAAACTGGGGAATTTTAGGGGATCTGATATTTACTAATTGGAAAATTGAGGATCTTTCCGGTATTAAAAATACTTTCGGTACTTACTATAACGGTCTGGATTTTGGCTATTCGAATGACCCGACAGCGGCAGGGAGACAGGCTATAAAGGGGAAGAAATTATATATCCTGGAAGAGATAATTTACGAGTTAGGCCTGACCAACAATCTTATAGCAAATAAGTTAAAACCTACAATAAACAAAGAATATATCAGATGTGATAACGAACCTAAATCAATAGCAGAATTAAGAGGATATGGCATAGAAGCCCTAGCGGCTAAGAAAGGCCCGGGAAGTGTCAATTTTGGTATTCAATACATGAAACAATTCGAAATTATAATTGACCGGAAATGCCAGAATGCAATTAATGAAATTCAACTATACCAATGGAAGAAGAATAAAGACGGGATAGCCATTAATGAACCAGTTGATAAAAATAATCATTTTATGGACCAGATCCGTTATGCCCTTAACGACAGAATTTTCGAGAAGAAAGAAGAAAAACCTTATACCGCCCAGGAACTAGGAATATTTTAAAATTAAATAAAATAAAGACCCATAACAGGCATTATGTAAAGTGAATAAAAGAAAGGAGAATATCATGAAGATAGAAGATATTTTAAAAATGTGTGGCAAGGATTTTAAGAAATTAAAAGAAATATTATGTAAGGATACAAAGGAAAGAGATCTCGAATTATATGAAAAACAGTATATTGGAGATCACAAAATCAAAGAACGGGAAGATAAAGTTATCGGTAAAGGAGCAACATTAAAAAGAATCGTCCAGGCAAAAGAAGTCATCCAATTTCAAAAGAAAATTGTAAATATGGCCGTATCTTTTTTATTCGGAGATCCAGTGAAATTAATATTAGGGAATAAAGAGGATAAATACCAGGAAACTTTTTCACTAATAGATGATATCTGGAAAAAAGACAAATTAGATTATTTCAATAAAAAGCTGGCGCGCAGGTTATTTGTGGAAACAAAAGTGGCCGAACTCTGGTATACAATAATCGATAATGAAAATAATAAATATATTAAAGTAACCCTGCTATGTAAGGAAAACGGCGATGATATATACGCTCATTTTAATGAAAATGGGGATCTGGATGCCTTTACCCGCCGGTATAAACTTGAAGATATTGACGGTAAATCCTACGAACATGTCGATATTTATACCGCTGAAAAATTTTACTACATGATTAAAAAAGCTGAATGGATAGTAGAAGAAAAAGTAAATTATTTTAAAAAAATCCCGGTAATTTATTACGATCAGGATGAACCGGAATGGACGAGTGTTCAGACTGAAATTGATAGAATCGAAATGTTAATTTCTAAATTTGCCGATACAAACGATTATTTCGGAGCACCTATTATAAAATTAAAAGGGAAATTAGTTACCCCAATGGAAAAAGGGGAAATAGGCAAAACATTGCAATTTAAAGGCGAGAGCGGATCCGACGGCAAAATAGAATATGGAGATGCTAAATATTTAACCTGGGAGCAAGCCCCAGAATCAATAAAAATTGAATATGACATATTGAAGGATATTATTTATTCTATAACTTCAACACCCGATTTATCCTTTAGTAATGTAAAGGGATTTACTAATCTTTCAGGCATAGCACTCAAAATGCTTTTTTTAGATTCTATTCTGAAAGCAAAAGACAAAGAAGAGTTATTCGGAGAAGCATTAACCAGAAGAATTAATCTATTAAAGGCTATATTATCGATAACCAATGTAAAGGAAGCAAAGAATTTGCAGGAGATAGATATATCAATTAAATTCGGGAATATATTGCCTCAGGATATGTCGGAAATTGTAAAGGCACTATCAATATCCCGAGGTGGCGATGTCATCATGAGCGAGAAGGAAGCAGTAAGACAGAATCCACTAGTAGAAGATTCAGAAGAAGATATCAAAAGACTGGAAGAAGAACGGGGAAAATTATCAAAATTAGGAGAATCATATGAAGCTTAAATATTGGAGGTAAATAAATAAAATGTATACAAATAGAATTGATACTGCTGGGAATCCTTTTATTGAAAATGGTATAGGAAATTATCCTAATGATTATGAAGCAATGAATTGTTTTAAAATAATATTTTGCCCATATTGTGGAACTATGAATTATGTTAAATTAAATTGGTATGGAAGTATTAAAGGATTAATGTTTTGTGATAGATGTGGAGGAGAGATAGGATAAATAAGATGTATAACAAAATGAATCTTGGTGTAGTC